TTTGGTACGCCTTCAGTGGCGCAACTAAACAATGATGCGTGGGAGATTCTCTCGAAGACGAATCCGTCACGTCCACATGTGAACGTGCCGGCCGCTTTGGGAGAGTTGAAGGACCTGCCTTCACTAGTCAAGGGATGGGGCGACGGCTTGTTAGCCGCTGCCGCCAAGGGAAATCTCTCTTGGCGGTGGGCCATCAAACCCATGATTAGTGACGTCCGTAAGCTGGCGAATTTCGTCTCTGCTGCTAATAAGCGGCTTGCCGAATTACGTCGACTTAGGGATGGCAAGAAGATTAGGAAACGGTGCAACCTAAGTGCGAACACAGTAGCCAGCGGTCCTACTCGGAGTTTAATCCACTCTGAGGGTGCCGCTGTCTATGCCTTCGCACGCAGTGTGTCGGGGTTCCAGAAATGGGGCTCTGCTGAATGGTACCTTTTACCAGACAGTGTCTTGCCAGAGTACTCTGATGCTGACCTTGAACGGTTCAACAAAAGAGTGGCTCTCGGTTTGACAACACACGGTGCGCTTGAAGCAGCCTGGGAACTTTGTCCCTGGAGCTGGTTCATAGACTGGTTTTCGAACGTCGGCGATATGCTTGCCGCGACGAATAACTCAGTGGGCTGCACTTGGGGCAGGATCTGTGTCATGCGTACCTCTTATTCGAGGACCACGTATGACTTAGATCCAGTTGGAACTGCAAACTGGGTCACCTATGATGGGTGGTACAACCTGCAGTTTCAACGCAAGGAAAGGTGGCCAACCTATCCTATTGTCCCGTTTCCCCTTCCTACACTTCCCATCTTAGATGGTGGGAAGTTGTCGATACTCCTGTCTTTAGCTGCCCTCCGGCGCTGAGCCGGGGGTAACAGTAAAGATTGGAGGTAACTCCCATGTTAGGTCCTACTTTCGTTCTGCCTCAGGCTGGTGGTGACATCACCCTGAAGCTGGTCAACCAGGACGGATACTCCTCGGAGTATTTCGTCAAAGCGGGCGACGGTCTCAGTCAGTACCGTGTGCGGATTCGTCATACAAGAACGAGTCCAACCACGGCACGACCGGCGATTTATGATCGGCACAACGTCGAAGTTGTACAGACCATTTTCGCTGCCGGCGCCACCCCGGAGTACGAACGTAAGTTCTACTTCGTCATTGAGCATTTGCCCAGTGACGCGAGTGTCGCGCTAGCGGACGCCATGGCTGATAAAATCATCCTGACGTCCAACGCGCTACTCGTAGGGTTGTTTGGCTGGGAATCCTAGGTTTAATGGCGTTCGGCTAAAAGCCGTTCACCCCTGACTCGTTGTCAGGTGCCATTAAGCTGAAAGGTTCTCAGCTCTGGTTGCAGAAAGGAGCACTCTAACAGCATGGGACATTTACCGGAGTTAATCCAGTTATGTCTAAATGCCATGTTAGGGAGCTGAGCAACGTGTTCGCAGCACTCTTTCGGGATGCTGCGGCCACGTTCCCGACGCTCGGGGCGGAGTTTGAGAAAGATCTCACCCGTCTCGAAACGCTCGTGGAGCGAAGAGGAATTCGGGTTTATCTCGAAGACCTCCCAGCTGTTGGCAAGCACCTTGATAGGTGTCTTGCCGGCGGCCAGTACAAACTGTCAGGATTACCTCTGACGAAGAGGTTTTCTGGCAGGGTAGTGATTCCGAAGTTTCTTCGGGGACTCTACCTACTGGTTTTTCACGAGTGTGGATCTCTGAGGGAAGATTGTAGTACGGAAGCTATCTTCTTTCTACGACAAATATTGTACGTAGCAAAGAAGACGGTCTACCCCTGCAGCCTCAGCAAAATCGAGGACGAAGTCCTTGAGTTTGTTGAGACCGACAGCCAGCTACCAGAACCTGAAAGCTTCTGGAATGCTTCTACGCCCTCCGAGCTCGCCGCTCAGCCGCCCTACCAAGGTTTTGGTAGCTCGACTTTGCTAAGAGAACGGATTGCGCAGTACGACCCGGTAACACGGGCCGAGCTGTCGATCTTCCTCACGAACCTTGACACTGTGTCAGGGATCGTGACCTCAACCCTAGGGCCTTATCGGCCCGCAGATTGGAGGTTCAGACATGGTCCAGGCGCTATTTCAGAAGCTACTGGTCCGACTAACAAGTATTGTTGGTCGAACTGGTCAGAAGTTCTGGAAAGTGTGTACCCTATTGCTGATTGTGGTTTTCATAATCATAGCAGTTGGGCAGATAGGTGCGAAAATGGTGTGGGGATCGAATCTACGATTCCGTCCTCACGCCTCATCGCTGTTCCCAAGACCTTTTCGGGACCGCGGCTTATTGCAGCGGAACCATCAGAGCACCAGTGGTGCCAGCAGAATTGCTGGGACTACTTTGGCTCCCGTACCAGATGGAGTTGGCTCAGAGCATTTGTCGCATTCCGCGACCAACGACTCAACCAACGACTCTGTACGGAAGGCTCGGAAACGGGCACGCTCGCGACCGTCGATCTTTCGGCGGCATCGGATCGTGTCACCTGTCACGTCGCAGGGCAGTACTTCAGGGGAAACCCTGAACTGCTGCGGGCCCTGCGAGCGTCACGAACCCGTCGTGTACGGCAGCATCTGACGCTAAAAGCGCCAGAAGTTGTCGAACTGAGAAAATTCTCAACGATGGGAAGCGCCAATACCTTTCCGGTAGAGAGTCTAGTATTCCTAGGTATTGCCCTTGCAGCCGTAGCTACCAAGCGCGGTTTCAGGCGGTTAAGCCAATGGGATCTAGAGTCTCTCGCAGGAGAGGTGGCCGTCTTTGGGGATGACATAGTCATTCCCTCTGACAGTCGGGAGCTGTTCGTACATGCTCTTGAAGTCTTGTACTTCAAGGTTAACGCCGGCAAGAGTTTCTGGACCGGGAGGTTCAGAGAATCTTGTGGTGTCGACTCCTATAACGGTGTCAATGTGACCCCCGTTTATTGGAAGCAACCGTACGACGGCGGACCGGAGTCTCTATCTAGTGTAGTAGAGTGTCGCAATAACTTTTACATGAAGTTCTTGCTAAACACTTCTGCCTACCTAGAGTCGACACTACCTGGGCATTTGCCATGGGTAGCTACGAACTCCGGGGTCTTTGGTTTGAAGACCCGCTTTAGGCCTCGTTGTGACGAACTCCCACGTCGTTACAACGAATCCCTTCAGCGCGTCGAGGTGAGGGCTCTGTCGATGATATCGACACAGCGCCGAACCCCAACCAATGACGACACTGCGTTACTTCAGTACTTTACTGAAGAACCAAGCCCAGATAATATCTGGGTGCATGGTGTACCGCAGCGGCCTCTTCTTCGGATGAGGAAGAGGTGGGTTCCTCTGGAACT